CCCAGTGCCATACAACTTGAACTTCACGCTGAGCTGCGCGGTCAAGAACGCCGAGGATGGCGCGAAGATCATGGAACAGATCCTGCCGTTCTTCACGCCGGACTGGACTGCTACTATCAGAATCATCGACGATCCGGAGATCGTGATCGACGTGCCTACCCTGCTCAATGACGTGCAAGTCAGCGACACGTGGGAGGGCAACTTCGTCGATCGTAGGTCCCTCGTCTGGACTCTCAAGTTCACGATGAAGGGATACCTCTACGGACCGACCCGCAAGAGCAAGATCATCAAGAAGGCCAAGACGAACATCAAGTTCAAGCTCGCTCAAGACACTAATACTGCTATCGGCGACACGGCGAGTTACTTCGTGGCCGAGACTATTACAGTACAACCAGGAATGACGGCCAACGGAGAGCCGACGTCCAACGTGGCAGAGTCAGTAGACTACTCTGAGATCAGTTGGACAGACGACTACGACTTCGCATTCGAACGCTTCTCGTATCCGGCCGGAAAGGACCAACCGTGAATGACCCCATCGCTAATGCTCTCAATCTCACACCTCTGAAAGAGATCCAACAGGAGCCTACTCCTGCCAAGACTGAGATAGTAGTCCACCAGTCGGAAGATCAAGTCGAGAACGACTTCGAGTACGCCCGCAGGAACATGTACGACATCATCGGCCAGGGCCAGGAGGCCATAGCCAGACTGATGGACATCGCCGACCAGAGTCAGCATCCCAGGGCTTACGAAGTCGTGGCCAATCTGATCAAGACTATGGCCGAGACTAACAAGGACCTCCTCGACCTCACCAAGAAGAAGCGCGAGCTCCAGCCTAAGAAGGAAGAAGAGTCTAAGCAGCAGGTCACGAATAATCTGTTCGTGGGCTCTACTGCTGAACTCCAGGCAATGCTACAGAAGAAGAGTGAAGAGTGAAGCTACCCGCGTACCTAGGCAACCCTCGGCTCAAGCGAGCCGGGGTGCCAATGCCCTATACGAAAGAACAGATCGACGAATGGTTGAAGTGTGCCGCTGATCACACGTACTTCATCAAGAGCTACATCAAGATCGTTAACGTCGATCGCGGCTTCATACCATTCGAGCTCTGGCCATTCCAAGAGAAGATGGTGGACTCCTTTGTCAATGACAGATTCACCATCGCGAAGATGCCTCGTCAGGTTGGTAAGACGACCACGGCTGCTGCCTTCATCCTCTGGTGTATCCTCTTCAAGGAGAACTACTCAGTAGCCATCCTGGCCAACAAGATGGCTCAGGCTCGAGAGATCCTGTCCCGCATCCAGAGGTCCTACGAGGCCTTGCCGAAGTGGTTACAGCAGGGCGTGGTGGAGTGGAATAAGGGTAACATCGAGCTGGAGAATGGATCGAAAGTTCTAGCGGCCGCTACCTCGTCGAGCGCCATCCGTGGTACTTCTCAGAACCTCATCTACCTAGACGAGTTCGCGTTCGTACCTAGCCACATTCAGGAAGAGTTCTTCAGCTCGGTCTATCCGACTATCTCGTCTGGTAAGACCACCAAGGTCGTGATCACCTCTACCCCGAACGGCCTGAACATGTTCTATAAGATATGGACCGACTCGGAGCGCGGTCATAACGACTACACCCGCATCTCGGTTCACTGGTCAGACGTACCTGGCAGAGACGAGAAGTGGGCCGAGCAGCAGATCCGAAACACCTCGCCAGATCAATTTAGAGTAGAATTTGGATGCGAGTTCTTAGGATCTTCTGCCACACTGATCGATCCGAATAAGCTGGCGGCCCTGTCATATGCGCTGCCGATAGAGTCCTCGCCCTCGTTCAAGATGTACAAGAGGCCCATGCCTGGTCATCAGTATGTGACCGTGGTGGACGTCAGTCACGGCGCCGGCTTGGACTACTCGGCCTTCGTGGTGTTCGACGTGACTCAGATGCCCTACGAGGTAGTGGCCACGTTCCGTGACAACAAAGTGCCAGTCTTGGCGTATCCTAAGTATATCATTGAGGCGGCCATGAACTACAACAGGGCCGGCATCCTCGTGGAAGTCAATGACGCCGGGCAACAGATCGTGGACATCCTGCACCATGACCTAGAATATGACGGAATCTTGACGACGGCTCAAGTGAAGAAGCGCATACAGCTCACCGGTGGCTTCTCCGGAGCTGCCAAGACTAGGCAGGGTGTCAGGACTGACAAGGTGGTCAAGGCCATCGGCTGCGTCAATCTGAAGACTATGGTCGAGCAAGACAGGCTGATAGTCAACGACTACCAGCTGATTCAGGAGATGTCCAGATTCAGCTTGAACGGCAAGTCCTACGAGGCTGAGGAGGGTCATGACGACTTGGTCATGTGCTGCGTCCTATTCGCCTGGTTGACCGCCCAGACCTACTTCAAGGAGATGACTAACGTGGACTTCAGGCGAGGGGTATACGACGAGAACGCTCGCATGATCGAGGAGGAGCTCACGCCCTTCGGATTCATAAATACCGGTCACGAGGAGACTGTTCCTAATGAGGAAATAGTCGACACTATATACGTCAATACTAACTGGCCGAACTAACAAAAATGAGAAAAATATAAATAGTTCAGATCCGATCTGACTAACCGTTCCCAGAGGGAGACAAATAATGCCAACTCAACTCAGTCCAGGTGTAAATGTAACTGAGATCGACCTAACGACTATCGTCCCTGCCGTTGCTACCTCTGAGGGTGCTATCGGCGGCGTCTTCCGTTGGGGTCCGATCGCTGAACGCGTCCTTGTGGACAACGAGCAGAAGCTCGTGACTCGCTTCGGTAAGCCTACTTCTCTGAATGCAGAGACCTTCTTCACCGCTGCCAGCTTCCTGGCATACGGCAACAGGCTCTACATCAGCCGCGCTGCTAACACTTCCGGAAATCCTTCCGCCTCGTTCACCTCGAACTCGGTGGCCTGGACTCTCAGCAACCTCTCGGAAGCAACTGGAAACGTCTCTAACGTGGCAGCAGTGACCGCTTCGGTCTACGCCAACGTAGCGACGAATGCCACTATGTCGGCTATCGCTATCACTGGCGACGATCCGAACGCTATCGACCCCGACGTCTTCCTGGCTCGTAACGTCCTCAACGAGAAGGACTACATCGCTAAGTCAGCCAACGGCGACTTCGAAGTCGACAGCGATCTCAAGTGGATCGCTAAGTATCCTGGAGTCATGGGTAACTCCCTAAAGATCTCGGTCTGTGACAGCGCCAACGGCTGGTACAAGTCTTACGCTATGTCTACGAACGCTGCCGCTATCAACGCTACCTCGTCTCTGATGACGGGTGCTACCGGTACTTCGACCCTCGTATTCAACGTGGTCCCTGTCGACTACGCTATTGGAGGACACGTCACTGCGGCTAACACTAACGCCAACACCATCTACAATGCTCTCACCAAGGGAGACATCATCGAGGTAGGAAATGTGGTGGTCGGTAAGCAGCTGCTTCGTGTGACTGAGAAGGGAACGTTCTATCCGGCCTACTACAGCGCTACTGTGACTCTGACATTCTCGAGCGGAGACACTTCTCTGTCAGTGTTCGGTGGTACTGCCGCGATCTCGATCGGCGCTTCTGTCTCCGGCACTAGCATCCCTGCTGCCACCACTGTCGCTTCTAAGAACGCCTCTCACATCGTGGTTACTAAGGCCGCGACTGGCTCTTCTTCCGGCGACTACACCGTGCAGTCGACCGCTAACTTCACTGTCACCGTAAACAACAAGATTCGCATCAAGACTCCAGTGTCTGAGACTTCGGTCAGCCGCTACTGGGAGTACTTCGGCTCCTTCGACAAGGCGCCGGGTCAGTCCGACTACCTGGCGAATCTGTTCGCTCAGGATCCTGCCGTAGCCAATGGAGCCGCTAACGACGCTCTTCACGTAGTCGTGGTCGACAACAAGGGTCTCCTGACTGGTACTCCTGGCGCCATCCTCGAGCGCTTCTCTAACCTGTCCCGCATCACCGATGCTAAGAACGAGCAGGGATCGTCTATCTACTACAAAGACGCTCTCAACAATGGCTCTCAGTACGTCTGGTGGGCTAACGACGAAGACAACGCAGCGTCTGCTAATGCCAGCGCGATCGCCTCTTCTACTAACGACGAGGCTGCTACCTACTACTTCGTCGGTGGTAAGGATGGTCTGGAAGAAGACTTCGTCGAGGAAGCAGTACTCTACGACGCTTATGACCAGTTCATCAATGCAAACGAAGCAGACATCAGCCTGGTCCTCCAAGGCAAGGCTCGCGGCGGCGACTACTCTCAGCAGCTCGGCAACTACATCGTCGACAACGTCTGTGAACACCGTAAGGACTGCGTAGCATTCCTGTCGCCTGGTTATGACGCTCTGATCAACAACTTGTATCAGGAAGTCGACGACATCATCGCCTTCAGGAACTCTATCACTAGCAGCTCCTACGCCGTGATCGACAGCGGATACAAGTACATGTACGATCGCTATAACGACGTGTACCGCTGGGTGCCGCTGAACGGTGACATCGCTGGCCTCTGCGCTCGCACCGACGACACCAACGACCCGTGGTTCTCTCCTGCTGGATACAACCGCGGTCTCATCAAGAACGTCGTCAAGCTGGCCTACAATCCTTCGCAGGCCGAGCGCGACAGCCTCTACAAGAACGACGTCAACCCGGTCATCAACATCCAGGGTGCCGGTACTCTCCTCTATGGAGATAAGACCGCGCTGGGTAAGCCGTCGGCCTTCGATCGTATCAACGTCCGCAGGCTCTTCATCGTCCTCGAGAAGGCCATCTCGCTGGCCGCTAAGTACACTCTCTTCGAGTTCAACGACGCGTTCACCAGGACGCAGTTCAGGAACTTGGTAGAGCCGTACCTCAGAGACGTCCAGGGTCGTCGTGGTATCTTCGACTTCAAGGTCGTCTGCGACGAGACTAATAACACCCCGGAGATCATCGATCGCAACGAATTCGTCGGTGACATCTACATCAAGCCAGCTAGGTCGATCAACTTCATCCAGCTGAACTTCATCGCTGTCAGAACAGGTGTCGCGTTCAACGAGATCATCGGACTGAGACAGTAAATAGAGATAAGCTCATAGGAGAAAGACTAACATGGCTTTCAACATCAACGACTTCAGAGCTCGTCTAAAGTTCGACGGCGCTAGGAACAACCTCTTCGAGGTCCAGATTTCTAGCCCCGTCGACGGATCCTTCGGCGCAAAGAGCAGCTTCTTCGTGAGGTCTGCTCAGCTCCCGGCTTCCCAGATCGGGTTCATCAACGTACCATACTTCGGCCGCTTCATCAAGGTCCCTGGCGACCGCGTGTTCCCGGATTGGACTGTCACCATCATCAACGATGAGGACTTCGCTCTCCGTAACTCGCTCGAGAAGTGGTCTAACGCTATCAGCAACCTCAGGGCAAACCTGAGGAGCATTCAGACCTATACGGCCGACGCAATCGTCACGCAGTACTCTAAGACTGGTGCTCCGATCCGCGCGTATAAGTTCCACAACATCTTCCCGACGGCCATTGGCGAGATCCCTCTCGACTGGTCGTCGACTGACGCTATCGAAGAATTCTCGGTCACCTTCCAGTACGACTACTGGGCCGTCGATACTACCCGCGCTCCTGGCGTGGCCTTCGACGAGACCGTCTCTTCGTCTCTACAGCGCTAATTGAAGTGAACAGGGGAGGGCTAACGCTCTCCCCATAATATACTGGAGATAAAATGGCAGAGTTCTTTGGATTTGAGATCCGTAAGAGGCCTCTCGACGCTAATACTACTCCGACGATCATCGCCAAGGAGAGCGACGACGGCGCGGTAGTCATTCAGGGTGGAGGGGCATACGGTACGTATGTGGACCTGGACGGTGCCGTCCGCACCGAGGCCGAGCTAGTCACCAAGTACAGGGTGATGGCGGAGTTTCCGGAAGTCGACTCGGCCATCGACGACATCGTCAACGAGGCCATCGTATACGATCCAAAAGAGCCGATCGTCAGCATCAACCTCGACGACCTCGAGCAGCCAGACAAGATCAAGAAATTGATTCGTCAGGAATTCGAGTACATCGTCGACCTACTAGAATTCAACAAGCTCGGATACGACATCTTCCGCCGCTGGTACATCGATGGCCGCCTATTCTTCCAGGTCATCATCGACGTCACTAAGCCAGAGGAGGGTATCAAGGAGCTCAGATACATCGACTCTCGCAAGATCCGCAAGATCAAGCAGGTCCAGAAGGTCAAGGACCAGGGATCACTCGCTCAGATCGTGAAGCAAGAGATCGAGTTCTACATGTTCAACGAGCGTGGCTTCATGAACACTGGTAACTTCGGCGCCTCTGGCGTGACCGGATTCAAGATCGCCAAAGACTCGATCATCATGGTTCCATCGGGTATGATGGATAAGCACAATACCATGATGCTCTCACACCTCCACAAGGCAATCAAGGTATTGAACCAGCTCAAGGCTCTCGAGGACGCCACGGTGATCTACAGGATCAGCCGAGCTCCTGAGCGCCGAGTGTTCTACATCGACGTGGGTAACCTGCCTAAGATGAAGGCGGAGCAGTACCTCAAAGACGTCATGACTCGCTTCAAGAATAAGCTGGTCTATGACGCCTCGACCGGCGAGATCAGAGACGATCGCAAGTTCATGACGATGCTCGAAGACTTCTGGCTGCCACGTCGCGAGGGCGGCAAGGGTACTGAGA